AACCCTTGCAACAAATTCTTCTTTGTCAGTAATGTAATAAGCGTTAGCAAGATCAGCTTGAAACTCACTAGAGCCTAAATTTAAAGTACCGTTTATAGCCGCAGTAGTTATTTTATTTTCAAAAGTAGTAGCCATACCTCTCATGCGATCTCTAACAACTCCTTCTGCCGCGCTTAACCAGCTATCTCTAGCTGTATTAGTATGATCGCTTAATGGCAAAATTGCTAAAACTTTTTCGCTAGATGAATCTAAGTAACCATTGCCTTGACGCAAAGATTTTATTGTTAAATTAATAAGCTGATCTGTTTTAGGTGCATTTTGCCAATCAGTAGGCACTACTTGACTAACTGTTGTCTTTTGCTGTTTTTCTAATAGACTTGCTGTTGCAATAGCAGTATCTAATTCTCCATAACCATCAATGTACTCTTGGTTTAAATCTTCTTTCATTTGAATTTTCTTGCGATTGTCATTGTAAGTTTGGATGTATTTCATCGTTTCTGGATTGCCCATATCAATGCTTAAAGGCTTTCCATTAATCATAACTAACTCAGGCTCTCCATTCTTAGCAGTTTGATACACCCAAAAAACAGGGTTTTCCTTGCTAGACTTGGGAGCCGCAGCTAAATCCAATCTTACACCATCACGTTTTCCATTGTGAAAATCTCTATGATCTACTGGTTGTGCGTAATCTTGATCATAATTAATATCAGTTAGCTTATTATATGTAGCATCTGAGCCACCTGTATATGACATTAATTTTGCAGAAAAAGTAGTTTCACTTGCCTTTACTGGCATTAATGGAATGATATTGTTAGCATTAACTATGTTAGAATTTTGAGGATTAGAACCAAGTATTTTTTCAGCAACAAAAACATTAACAGCTTGAAGGTCAAAGCCTAATGCACCCTCAGGACTATTTAACGTAGCAGTGTTGTTTGGAAAACTAGGGTCAATGCCAACATAACTTCTTGAGTAAGAGTTATCGTAAAAAGTTTTCATACTTTTTTCAAAATCTTTCTCTTTGTAAGGTTCGCCCAATCTACGTTTAGCAGCTAAAATTCCATAAGCGTAATCTCTTAGATCATCAGCAAAAACCTGATTGTCACCAGTTTGTTGAAACAAAGAAATGCTGACTTCTTGTAGTCGCTGAGAAAGCCATGTTTCAAAATTGCCATCCTCTATACCAGCATACCGATGCAACTCATTTGCAATGCCAGTACCTTCAGTTCTTAATTGGTCAACTTCAGCAATCCTTGCAGCTTCAATCGCAGGTGTGCCGTACTGATCTCTAAACTTAACTAAAGTGTCCAGCATGGCTATTTCAGACGGATCAAGCCCTAATTCTGGTGTTCTTTTTTCTCCGCGCACTGAGGAAAAACTACTTAGATTTCTCCAAAGAACAACGCCAGCATCTATATTTGTTTCGTTACTTGGCAAAGATGCAACAAATGCCTTTAAGTGCTGAGTTAATGCTTTTGGTACAATCTTATGCTTGTTTGCAATAATGGTTCCAATGATTTGACCAACTCTAGCTTCTTCTGAATCTGGCTCTGCAAACAAGTATTTATTTATATCAGTAAAGGCATCAACAGGTAGCTGATACCCGTTATTCATTTCAACTAAAAACGATTCATATGCAGATTGAGCTTCGTTGCGATCTCCATAAAGTGGAATTTCAGGATTAAGAAAGGAGTTCTGTAACCTTAACGCCTCTTGTGCCTCTTTCTGATTATCTTTTAAAGCAATTTCAGCAGTTGCTAATTCTTTCCATTTTTCTTCTAAACTGTTTCTGCCTTCCTGAGTGCTGCCGTTCTTAGATAAATTAAAAATAGCTTGCAGTTCAGCAGCAACAGCTAAAGCATTAGGGCCATCTAAATCAGATAGCTGACCGCTTAAAATAACAGAAGATATAGACTCCATACTTTGTTTGCTATCAACGCTATGTGACAAATCGATCATTCGGCGCATTGCAACTTCGTAATTAATTGCTTTAATAAACTCTTTAGCTTCCTTTTCAGGTAAATTATAAACGCTCTTGCCAAGGATTCTTTCAATTACTTTTTTGCGCTGTTCATATTCTGCAAAATCCGAACCAGTCATAACTATTGATTTTGGTAACGTAGAATCACTTTTAAACGAAGCGTACTCAGGGCTACGAACTAAATTAATTAGTTCATTTCTGATTCTTTCTAAGTCATCAGGATTAGCATTAGTAATTAAACGATGACCTAGAATCTCAACTTGTTTAAAAACCTCAGAAGCCTTTACCCCCAACTTTTCTCTTTTTTCTTGTTGATTTTTAGCAAATTCAGTAGCTTGAAATTCAAAAGCAGTTATTGCTGTATTGACTTTATCTGTAGGCAATTCTCTAGCGCGGGTAATTAAATCTATTAAGATTTCTGGCCCACCTTCTCTAGCAAATCTTCCTGATAACTCACCTGTAACTTTGCCAGTTTGTAAGGCTGACTTTACATCAACCATTTCTTGTTCGGTAAATTCTCGATTGCCCTGCGTTAAGACTCCCATTTGAGTTATTAAACTAGCAATTCCTTGCGCTGTGTTTAGCTTGGCAAAGTAATCAGGATGTGTTTCAGAAGTAATTCCTTGCTTTGCCAGCGAATTAACAATATTCGTTTTTAACAACCTACTATTTTCAACAACGTGCACATAAGGCCCGTCATCGTTTTCGCTATCAAGCAAGCGAGTCCCAACAGCGTTTCTTAATTGGCTTTCTAAACTATCACCATTTAACTTAATAAAGGAATCTTGCGCTGTTTTAATAGCAACTTTTTGGGCATCAACTACGCTTTGGCGATTTTTTAATATAGCACTTATATCTAAACCATTGCCCAGTCTAAAAATTTCTTGTGCTTTAGTTTTGTTATTACCTTCAAGATTTAACTGACTGTACGTTTCATCATTAGGAGCAATTAATAATGACCGCATATTTTCTATAGCTACATCATCAAGTGCGGGAGTGCCTGTTAAAGTAAGAGTAGCAAGTAATTTCTGTTCTAAAGCAACTCGCGCTTGATTTAATTGGTCTTGGTATAGTTTTCTAAATTGGTTAGCTTGATCAAAACCAATTCCACTTTCAGGATCTTCTACAGCGCCAGCTAATGTATCTAACTTTCGTTTGCTGTCAATTAAATGCGCTATTGCGTCATTAATACCGCCTCCAGCAATTTCAGAACCAATAGCATTATTTTGCACTTGATCAGTAAGTTCTTGCAAAGTTCCTAAAGTATAACGTCTTAACGTTTTAACACGATCATCAGTTCTTTCTTGATTTTGACGAACAACAGATTCAATAACCCCTGCTCTAGCGCGAAGTTCTGGCGTTATTTCACGCAAAACTTTTTCACGCTCAGCAGGTGCAATCTCCCCTACGTGGCTCATAATAGCCATTAGGTCAGCACTATTACTTTCATTTAATCTTGGAATGTTATTTGAATTAGGGTTAATTAATATTTCTTTTATTAACGCTAGTTGCAATGTACCTTCAGCACTTTCGTCCTGCCTTCCAATCAAGCCTTCTAGTTGACCAGAGAAATAAGCAATTTGCGCGCCCCTTGTAGCAAAAGCAGACGCAGCTACAGCTTTTGATGCCGTTCCAGCCACATCCTCACTTTCAGCAGCAGCAGCAACAGATAGCGAGGCTTCAACCGATACATCGTTTATAAGACTTGCGCCATTTTCTGCTTGTATAGGAGTGTTGGAAGCTGAAAGACGCCCTAAAGTTTGAGCGTGTTGATTAGCTTCCGCTATTCTTTTTGCTGCCTCAGCTTTTATAGCTGCCCGTCTGCGTGTTTCTTGTGCCGCAAATAATTGCGTCTTAGTGTTTGCTAAAATAAAAGAACCAGTATCAGTAGCTAAACCTAAATACCTATCAGGAACCTGACCAGCAACTTCTTTAACATAGTTGGAAAATAACTGTTCATACTGTTCAGTAGAATTAGGCGCACCGTCAACCATTGCAGCAATACGACCTGATTGCTCACGCAAATCTGAATCTATAGAGTCACCAAATCGTTTTTCAATTATTTTGCTGTAAGCCTCTCTTTGCAATCTGCCGCCCAAAGAAAACACACTTGTTCCGTCAAGGTGCGCTTTGGGATCACGCTTACCATCTGGCCCAACTTTATATAAATCTTCTTGGCTAACTTGCTGCGCCGACTCAACTCCGCGTTTTTCAGCAAGCGATGCAGCGCGATCAAACATAATGCCACTAAACTGATTTGCGCCATTAACAATAGCCTCAGCAGTAATGTCAGCCGCTCTACTCTGCCTAGCTACGCCTATTGGCCCAACGCTAAAACGTCTTTGACTGCGAACAAACTTAGTTGCCATTTACCCTGTTCCTTTTCCTGCCTTAGAGTACGTGTCGGCAAAATTCATTATGCCCGTAGCCATAGTAGTAAACGCTCCAATATTTGCAGCGGTCTTTCTTGCATAACCTTCTTCAAGAGCAACTCTGCGTTCTGATTTGGTTCTGTAAATATCAATCTCACCTTGCGTTGCTATTGCATACAAGTCATCAGAAAGCACTTGTTTTTCACGATCAACCGCAGCTTTCCAAGACGCGCTGTTTACATTGCCAAACGCACTAAACAAAGCCATGTTTGACGCCATTGATAGTTTGTATTCGTCGTGGCGCACATTAGCTTTAGCCAAGGCTTGAGCCGCTTGGACTTCCATTTCAGTCTCAAGATCATATGCCTGACGTTTAGATGCAGCTAATGCAGCCTCACCTTGTGCTTTCTGTGCATTAGCGGCTATTGCGCTAAAGCCAAGCCCTAAAAAAGAAAACAAACTCATTAGATAATTAACTCCGCAGTTAGGCCATTAACTTGAAAAGGCAGGGGTTCGTTTTGAGTAATAACAACTTGAGGGTCACGGCTATAACCAAGAAGTCTAAACTCTTTTTTGCCAGACACAGCACTATCAGTTATTAATGGTATAGCATTTAAAGAAGCAGAACGTGTTTCTAACAAATCAACAACTACAGTAGCAATACCCCTTGGCTCACCAGTAACAGGGCCAGTTTGCACTTGAGCATCTATAGGATTGGTCGTTACATTTACAGTAAACTTATAGCCAATTTCGGCAGTAGCGTAAGTCTCGTTATAAGCTGTTAAACTAACAGCATTGTTAGCAACTGTGTGAGTGCCAAGGTAATCCTCTCTGCCACTAGATGTTGTGCCTACAACGTGAACAACTACACCATTTGCTAAGTCGCCAGTTACATCAGCAGACTTATTGCTAACAGTGTAAACCTTACTGTTATCTAAGTGGTGAGTAGTAATAAACTCGCACAAACGTAAATTAGTATCATCAAACCAAACACTAGCAAACATCCGATCATCGATAGCAACCACAGATTCAAAAGAACCTTGCGTTGTGAATCTTGTCCATCCCGCCCTTTTTTCGGCGCGATTAGACCCAAACACAGAACATTCACCATTCGTAGAAACATAGACACAGTAAGACTCCGCTTCCTCAAACGCACCATTTACAACACAAATATCTTTAAAGTCATTTATAAGGTGTGACGCAATAGTAGATACAGCAGTAGAAGTATAAGCATCCTCAGAGTCGGTATATAAATACTCTCTAATTACCTTACTGCCTAATTGAGCAAAAACTGTTGCACCATCAAGCGGCGTAGGTTGAACATAATCACAGCCAAATGGCGTTTGCTTTCTTATCTGCGCGTTAGTAGGCGTGATTGCTTGGTTTAAATAAGTAGGAACGTACAACTCAGCAGATGCAGTAAACACTTGCAAGTCTCTGTCCGAAACCAAATAGCGTATTGAATTAACATCGCCAGTAGCAGCAATAAGATTTATTGATTCATCGTCCAAGCCTTCGCCTACATCAAAGTTAAAAAAACTAGATGATTTACTAAACCAAAGACTATCTGGTTCAGCCAATGTGCCACCAAACACTAATCTGTTTTCATGGAAAGTTACCGCAGCAGGATACCCTCTTTTTTCTGAAAACGCTTGCTCACTCCAGTTTGAACTTGGGTTGTGCGTTGATACTTTGACGTAACCGCCACCATCTTCGTCATCATTAGCAGTGCCACCAGCAGTAAAGGTAAAAGTGTTGTCATCAATAATACCCGTTACTGTTCTAGCGCCATTTAAATTACTTGCAGAAATGCCTCCAGTAGCAGACGCATCGCTAAATGTAATAGACTCACTGCCCGAATAACCGTGAGCAATGCTTGTTACCTCAACCGTTGTGCTGCCGTTAATTGTTCTAAACGGATTTAACACAGTAAGTTTCTGAACGAGAGTATCAATAACATTCGCATTAGCAACAGTGGCGCTTACTACAGAAACAATTTGTATTTCAGAAGTGCCATACTTTACTCGCACACCAACATGCTTTGAGTCGGGATACACACCGCCAGATGCGCTACCAGTTATATCCCAATAAGCCGCACTTGTAGTAAGGGTAATGCCATTACCTGTTACTGCCGAAGGGTCTAAAGTTATTTCGCCATGAAAGTTTGAATAAGGTTGGTATATTTCTTTATTGTCTGAGCGCGTACTAAACGAAAATACCCTTACCTCAAAAGACGTAAGACCAGTGCGAACAATCATTCTTGGCATAAACAAATGATGACTAATAAACAGCGTATCACCACCTTGAGCAAAGGTGTATTCGTGCATGTAATCATCATCAAATGGCAAAGCTGCACTATCTACGTCAGCAGTTAGCGTTGCTACTAGCGTTACACTCGTTGCACTTACAACTCGAAAACACCGCACTTTAGCGTTTTCTACAGAAATAATATACCGTTCATCATCAGAAAATATAAACGGAAACAACTTGCCTTGCATACGCTTAGAGGTATCTCGCGTAATACCGAAGTCATATATGTTTTTCAGTCCCGATCTTTTCTTTGCGCCACCCTCTGCGCGTACAACTACGTTCTCAAGCCGTTGAGCAGAGGACGCATAAATAGGAGTATCAATCCTTGAAAGGGTTGATGGGCTTACTTCTCCAAATTGAAAGCTATTGATCGGAACTCGGTACTTCTGCATTAGCTTCGCCTTTGAGCAATAAACCTATTTGTGTTTAGAGTTTTCGTTGTTTGTTGCTGAGAATGCAATCTACGCGCTTGCATCATTTGCAAACTAGCCTTTTGATCCATCATTGTTGCAAGCTGCCCGTCTCGCGCAACGGAAGTAGCAAGCACAGATGCCATTGTGTATTCTACTGCAATAGTAAAATAAGGAGGCCAAACTGTTTCATCAGCCCTAAATATGTAATCAGCAACTAAAACATCATTAACGCCAGCATCGCAGTAAATTTTACTGCCGTATGTGTCGTACTGAATGTTAAAGTCATTTACTGTAATTGCATTAAGCATAAGTAAATCAGAAGGCATTTGATAAGCAGCATCAAATCTACCAGTAGGAGCATCGCTTAATCTAGCAAGAGTTGCCTGATCTGTTGAAAAACGCCACCTACAATTAGTCAAAGCGGCTCTAGCTATGTCCTCATACATAGCACCCGCCACTGTTGCTTCGGAAGTTCCGTCAGTAAAAGACGAAATCGGACTGCCCCCAATAAGCAAAGACGCTCTTGAGCAAATCTTTATTGAGGTGTTAGCTGTATCAACCATTCAGTGATTGGGGGACCGAAGCCCCCCATTCCTTTTAATCGCCGTCTGTCTCGGCAACGGCTGTGCCATCAGACACATCCACTACAGAGCCAGTATTCGACAAAACAGTTACAAAGTTTGTAGTAGGCGCGTTTGTATCCTGCACAATAATCAAGTCACGGACGTTAAGCATGTTTGCTGCGTCATTAAAGTAACCTTCTGTATTGATAGTAGCAATCGCGTCTGCTGTTCGATACATCCAGAGTGCAGCGCCGCTGCCACCCCCGACCCGAATCAACCCTGCTGCGCTATAAGCCATTATGAGTCTCCTTAGTTATTGTCGAGAACTTCATAGATGCCTTCGGACTGAATAACGACAGCCCCCATAGACATCATAGAAGTTGCGAGGTGGGAGACTTTTTCAGCCACATAATTGATCTCGGTGGTAACGTCAGCGTTAATACCAAGGCCAAGTGCGGAAGTGTGGTAAGCAAAGTTTTTGCCACCAGTAACCGCAGAGGTTGAGAAAATCTTAAAGCCCAAAAATTCCTTCATGGTCATTCCACCAGCAAAAGGAAGATTCTGAGAACCGACATAATCCGAAGATGCAAATTCTTCGATCAAGAACAGATCAGCAAACCCTTTTGGGTTCATCGCAATAAAGCGATCACCGTCCTCTGGAATGTCAGCAATGCCCATTGTTTCAAACAATGTAAGCATATCAGCCTTAACTAGCGCACCAGAAGTATCATTGATCTGAGTTGAACTTGCACCAGCATCCATTGCCGCAATCAGAATTTCATCTGTCTTGCGACCAAGAGCAGCAGCAGCAGATTTTGCAATTGCTTGACGCTCGTTGATGTTAGTTTTCAGTTCGTCCAGTTTATCAATGTATTCTGCCGCATAGTAGTCAGCCATTGTGACTTCTACGTTAGTATGCGCCAGTTCCATTGGTGTTACTGAGCCATTACGCGATTTAGTAGAGGCAGAGCCAGTGCCAATTTTTTGGAATCGAGCAACCGAAGCTGAGACACTTGAAGTACGCACAGTATTACGGAGTTTAGAACCCATACGCTGATACGCCAAATGAACCTCAGATTCAAACTGCTTGATAAAGGCTTGGTCGATTGTATTCGCCATTTCAAGAGTCCTTAATTGAGTTTACAGTAACGGGTGTCCGTCTGTTTACTTCAACGTAGGTATCCAAATGGGCTACTCAGTGCATGACAGGCCGTGATATGCGACTGCTAATATCATTATCTACTGATTTGCAACGCACAAAATGTAAGATGTGATTTTCTTCACTTAAAAATATAGGCTCAAACTCTAAATATGCCAGCCATTGAACAATCATATCGCTTTCTGTCCACACATCACAGCTTATTTGATCGTGATATAAATGGTAAAAGCCTATTAAATCAGGGGATGCTCTGGCAAATCTAATCCAATTAAGCCGCATATACTTAGAAAACAAAGCCCACATTTGAGAATTTTCGTTAATGCCAGTGATTGCTAATGGATCATTGCCCTTAACTACAGCAAATGTCATGTCATCATTTAAACATTGGAGCAAAGATTCTAGTGGGTCTGACTCATATAACTCTGCAAACTCGCGCTTATTCTCGTCACTTAAATTATCTATAAAAGGAAAAATGTGACACGGCTTTAACCTAACCAAGTCTAAGCCGTGTGATCTTAGGATTACATCACCCATATAATGATTTAAATCCATCATCTACCTGTTTGATAAAGTGACGATCTTGCTTTGCAGGGTTATAATAACGTTCGTCACGCATCATTTCATTTAAATCTTGAGCAGTTAAGCCTGATGTTGGCTGTGCATCACCAGCAAATGAACCATCTTTGACTGCTTCCATGATATGCTCAAGGGCAAGAATACCCTCATGTGACTCACACATACGCTCAATTGCTGGCAAAGCCTCTTGAGGAAAGAACTTATTAGCAAACATATTGGCTGAATCAATGCGGGTATTTGCATTTTCGCCAAGTTTAGCCGCCTCTGCCTCTAAGTCAGGCGCAGAAGTGCCGACAGCTTGGGCATACATTTCAATGCCCTTTTCAAATTCTTGCTGGCTAAAGCCGTTTTCAAAAGAATGTTCCGACCACCAAGACAGTAACTCATTATCTACAGCCTGTTCGCCATCAACACTATCAGGAAGTTTATAGTCGCCTTTGTTTTCTGGCCTGTCCTTAAAGGCTTCCTCTTTTATTTCATCCATTAGCTTAGACCGCAAATCATCTTCTTTGCCACCTAGCTTGGACTCAAGCTCCTTGTAAGCCTTGGCTAAATCATCTGGCGTTTTGTATTTGCCAAGCAAAAGTTCCTCAGATTTTAATTCTTCGTCACTTTTAAAAATAGGATCGCCAGTTGATTCAGTATTAATGCCGTTATCTACTGGCTCTGCTGCCTCTGTAGTTTCTGGGGTTTCTGAAACAAGACTTTCGCTCATTGTTTGCTCCTATGTGCGTGGGCTATTCTTTGATCAATAAGGGCTACAATAAACCTTTGCCCCTCAAGATGACGCAGTGATTCCGTAGAAACATCTGGCCCATGAACCAATTGAATAGTTATTGATTTTAAATACTGTAAAACTGCCTGACCTGTGGGCGTAGAAAACACTTCCGCTACATTCTGGCTGATTATTGTGTCATTGGCCTTAGACCGTTGAACGCCATCTATTCCTAAATTAACCTGTTGCTTCGGGGCCACCCATTTGCTCCTGCGGTTGTTGAGCCATCTGTTGCTGTTGCGCCATTTGCTGCGCCATTGCAGTCATGGCTTTACGCTCTTTTTCATCACGAATCAAGGACTCAGGAACACCAAACTTTTTAGCAAGGTGAACCGCTGTTTCCTCACTATCAATTAATATCTGCATCATCTCAGGTCCAAACGTGCTACCGATTAACTCTAAGAACCGAGCAACGGTTGTTATATCCTGATTTGCTTGTGCCTGTGCAAGCGGAGAAACAGAGCGAATTTTAATTTCGCGCCCGTTTACTTGCGGCACTTCAATGCGACCTTGCTTTTTAAGTATATAAATAACACGCTGCAACACTGGCTGTACCAATTCAGCTTGCAATCTACCAAATGCAGAGCCAATACGACGAGATAAATCAGCCATACGCTCTGCAACTTCAGTAGCAGACGCAGGAGTTTTATCAGGATTGCCAAGCATATCATTATACAAAGCGCGTTTAATGTTAAGGCGCATGTCAGAAAGAACAAGTTGAGCAACATCAAAGTTGCCAGCAGCGGGTAATGGCTGCAACCCAGAACTGCCCATAGCTTTTGGAATAATAGATCCCGGCACTAAATTTATTGTATCAGGATTAATTACTCCATCGTCATCAACTTGATAAATACCAGCAATAGACATTTGAGCGTTTTCGAGAATTAACTCAATAGTCAGGTTAGTGGTTTTAATTGCAGATAATGCGTTGAGTAAAGGGCCTCGCCCATAAACTTCGCCAGCGCACTTAGACCAGCGGAAACAAACAAACGGATTAGAACCCAATCCCTTCATCTGCTTTTCGTGTAGAATGGTTTTAGTAACCAAGCATAGAGCATAATGATAATACGCTTCTTCATTCTTCTGAGAATAATCTCTGCAAAGTATCTCAAGGATATTAGTGTCTCTGTCAGCACCCATCATCTTCTCAACCTTGGGGTCAAGTTTTGCATTGGGGTACATAATAGGCAAAGAATCAAACGGGATGTTCTTTCTTTCTCTAAATACATGGTCAATTTTATCGTCAGGGCCAGTATCTAAAACAACATGCGGCAAAGGTATTGAGGTAAAGTTAATTGGATTAATTGAATCCCCTTCCTCAACGCATAAAATTCCAGTGCCAACAGCCAAGTCCATAAATGATTCATGCACTTCTTGGCTAAAGTTGGAGTTTTGCAGTATCTCAAATACATAATCAGTTACGGAATCTAACTCATTATCTATTTCGTCCCGATCTTCTTTAGGAACTTCACTGCCAGCCATAAGATCGGCCCATCTAGCAAAGTTCGGAACCAAACCAGACTGCAATCTACTTGCAAATTCTTGAACACCAACAACAGCCGTTTCATCAAAGATACGATCATCCCTGCGCTGACCCGCTTCCTCATAGTAAAACGACTCACGCATTGGCAAAGCGTACTCATAACATTCCTCAAACAAAGGAACCCAGTTATCACGAAAGGATTTTGCCTTTTCGTAACGCTTGACCTTACCTTTAACTAAGGCGTTGTTGTTATATTCCATTAGCCAAACCTACTTAAATATCCCTGACCGCCGCCAGTAGAACTATACAAAGAACGGCGACCTACGCCCTTACCGCCTCGACCCTTTTCAGTTTTGCGATCTAAAGCTACAGAAATTTCCTCGCGTTTAGTGTTGGCCCGTTCCTCAACCTCTCTACGCTTTGCTTCTTCTGCATTAACTCTAGCTTGCGCTGCGGCTTGATTGGCGCTTTCGCTCTCTTGAGGGGGAGCAACAACAACTTTAGGCTTGGGAAAACACATAATAATCTCCTTTGTTGCGACTCAGAACCACAACTTACATAAATAAACAATGCACAAATTAACTAAAGCCTTGCCCAAAGGCTCTGTTTCTTCCTAGCACTCTTGTTAGATTTGCTAAAAACATCAAAACTTCTACTCGCAATAGATGGGCGCATAGGCTTTTGACTGTTCATTAATGCGCGACCCTCGCCAGCACCTAAGAAAAGGTACTGTGCTGCGTCATGCACATGGCTAAACATATTCTTATCGGGCTTATCGGCGTACCTCTCACCCGAAACTTCCATACGTTTGTAGGAGTATCCGCTCTCAAATCCTTTGATAAGAGTGGCGCACCGCCGATCTACAAGTAACGCAGGTTTGCCCTCCACCATTTTTGTCAGTTGGGAGGAAACCGACTCAAGGCGAAGGTCAACAGAATTAGAAGGCGCAGGAAAAGCGCGAAGCCCCGCACCGCGAAGAATATGGAATGGTGTTGATTCATCTGTCTGCGCCCTAAAGTCACCAGCAGGATCACCATAGATAATAACCTCACCAGCAGCAGCGAAGCGGGTTGATAGCTCATTTCTTAGCACTTCAGCAAATCGCACAATGCCCATATCAATAGCAACTATTTCAGACTGAACCAGCCACCGCCCTCTAACCTTTTGAGCAAATACAGCAGCAGGAGTAAGACCAAAATCAATCCCCACATAAACGGGCGCAGCGGCAGCAATAGGTATTTCCTCTTTTGCAACGTGAACATCAGCAGCAAACATAGGATACACAGGTTTGCCGTCCTGTATATGGCCCAATTGATTCATTACATATACATCAATCCAGCTTTTAGTCTTACCCTGCACTAGATTAGGGTAATAGCTTTGCAGCATATTACTTACATTCTCAGCTTTTGGATTAGGAATATAACCCTCTATTTCCCCTTCTTCGTTTTTCTCCGCAACCATTCCAGCGGGTTGCGTATAGAACGACCAGTTAGAAGGCTTAACGAGCATCTTAGCTTGCTCACTTGGTATATGGTCAGGGATTGGAACCTCACCGGCCATAATAGGCCACCAATGATCTTCTTCGGGAGCATTAGTATCGGCAATGACGCCATTCCACGTAGGGCCACCATCACGCATAGAAGGAAACCGACCCACGCGCATTGTGCAAGCGTCGATAATTGACTTCGGAATTTCTCTAGCCTCATTAATCCATATACCTGATAACTCTAAAGAGAGAAGTTTCTTAACATCTTCGGGCCTATCTAAAGCTAAGAAGATAACCTCTAGGTCAATGTCACCACGTTTGATCCTGTGGGTGTAAGGAACCGACCAATTAAACTTACCCCACTCACCTTCTGGAAACCAATCAAGCCAAGTTTTAATTGTGGTTGTTCTTAGCTGCGGATTGGTATTACGAATAATAGCCCATCTACTTTTGCGTATTCCATCAGGGGCTTTTTCCTGCTGCAAAGCGCGACGAAAAACCTCAACGCAACAGCATACAGATTTGCCAGAACCAACAGGGCCACGTATGCCGCGAAAAAAAGTATCATCCTTCATAAAAGATTTAATAATCTCTCCATCAGGCTTGTACTTAAAATCAACCATTACTTGCTCATTATTTTTTGATCAATGCCAACCTTAATCATCTTGGCCGCAACCTCTGGGCCTATAGCCTCAATCATTTTGTCAGTCTCGTAGTTGGTTACAAAGTCATTAGGGTAATGCTTCATGTGAGTTAGCTTAACAACTCGCCTAAGCGTGTCTCGCTCTTGCTGAGAAAGGGTATTAATAAAGGTCATTCCGACTTACTCCTATGCAAATCGTTTATCATCTGATCCATCATACGCCTTTGAATTATTGTATATGGGTAATCAGGCCACTGATTGGCTATATAGCCGCGAATAAAAGCGTCCGTTCTGCTCACATCCATGAATTTATCAAATGGTCTTGTATCACCAGATTGTTCATATGCCCTTTTGTGGCTCTCAATTTGCGCTGGTGTAAACGTGAGAACCAAATCTTGTTTAGCCTTTTTATACGCAGGAGATAATGAGGGTGCGGCGTGTAGCATTTCCCCAAATATTGCGTCCTGTAATTTCTTGCCTTGTAACGCCGGATTGTAAATCTCCATTAAGAACCCCTTAGTCGGGCTATCTTCTGGATGGTAAAACTCTAATTGACGGTCATCGCCCTCAAACAAAGAAATCATATCCCGTTTGTCGGAAACCTCAATGCCTTTAAATATAGGAAAGTCTTTAAATATTTTATCAGCTATTAACTGAGCCTCATTCTCCATACGGATTAAACAACGATCTAGCTACGCCGCCCTCTCTTTGCTGCAAGTCTACATTGCCATATCGGGGCGCAGGGCTATCCCCACGCTCCATTCTTAAACTAGGCAATGCACCCCATAAATGCTTGTTAGATAATTCAGCATAGAACTGATCCACCGTTTTTATCGGAGGTGGCGGGGGTGGCCCGACAGGTCGCGCTGCTTGGCGGGGTTCATCGTTACCGCCATAGTAAGCTGCTTCCCTAGCATTGCGGTCCATTGTTGCTTTGGTTTTGGCCATGTGCCTTGCTGCTGTTTTTGCAGGAAGGTTTTTAAAATTTATGGTATTGTATATATCGTTTTGAATACCGCCCATCATACCGCTGGCTGTTTTTTTGCCGCCACTTATAGCACTCATAATTGCACCAATAATCATCAGGCTTTCCCCGCTTTCTTGTTGCGCCTAATTGATCTATTAGTCGCTCTGCCAACAGAACGCAAATTCTTAGGACTGTTATCCCTTGGATTACCGTTCTTGTGATCTACGTCTTTGCCATCACCGCGCTTGGCCTTGCCAGCCCTCTCCAACAAAGAACGCGCTTTCTTGCGCGCACGATTATCAGCCATCCTCTTAGGTGACTTATCGTACTTGCCCTCACCACTCATAGAGTAATCGCGGACGTAATTAGGACTGCTTGGCATTGGACTTCTTCTTCTTAGGAAAGCCAGCTTTCATGTTCTTATAAGCCTTGTCACTGACAGTTGACTTTGCCTTAGAACGACTTGTCCCTTCTGCCTTCCGTTTGTTAATATTCCTATATAAACTCATCTAACACTTCCACTTCCTTAATGCTAAAGCCTTCCTAGTAGGCCGACCCTTTTCATCCTTCAGCGGCCCCTTAACTCCACCCATACGCGCACAGAAAGAACGCTTCCTTGGGCCACCTTGAGGTTGAGGTGGCTTTAAATTAGCACCCTCTTTGTTTTTAAAGTAACGCCTACCAGCTTCGTTTAATCCGCCAGAAGGACTTTGATACTTCTTAGCAACCATACCTAATTCCCTTATACCTCAGTATCCTCCACATCCTCCATTCCTCCATAACCTAAGCTAAGAAAAAAATAAAACGCACAAAGGGGTTAATTGACCAATTAAAAACCATGTCAACCTGATATAATTCATCTTTTTTGAATTATATAACGTAGACAGCTTTTTTACTCTGATGGAAAAAAATGAGGGAGGTTGACCACATGGAGATAGTAATGAACAAGTTTTGACCCCCCACCCCCTAATGACCAACATTGCTGGGCGATGGGCTGGGGAACCACTAACACCAAGCTAGGACAAATCTATCGACACTCGGATATCGCCAGCAATCTGAACCTGTGATCTATCTATAGGTTTGAATCCCGCACGATCTAGAATGTCCTTACTAGCCTCAAGCTGCACATACTCAGACTTAGCACCCGAAGCGAGACTAGCAACCCTAGCAGCAGCCAACGTAGCGTTCAAACCCATAGTCTCCGTAATCCTCACCATCATGTACTCCTGCACATGGGGCAACCGTAACGTCTTGGAAGCACTCACTCTTCCAGATTCACCTGCTGCATATCCTGCCTTCTCAGCCGCAGCTTTAATGCTACACCCTTCCGCTACGAGTGTATCAACCAATGCACTCTGCCTTCTGGTCAGTTTGCGTTGTTTCGTTAGTTCCTTCATCACTACCCCCTCTGTATCTCCCCCATCTTTGGCGTCTAAATAAACCCCATGTCAATGCACAAATGATTGCTGAACCGCAACCATGTTACTCCGTAAGGGCCACTATTCGTGGAGAACCATGAGTTCATCATGGAGATGACAATCTGATCTCAGATTGACCAGACAATGGCTTGTCCCATTGATGACATAATCGTCTTGCCGATTAACCACAACAATCCCTTGTGAGATTGATCCACATAATCTTCTTGCAGATTAATCACGCTGCCCAGATCGAATGTAAGTGACAACTAAGACCAATTGCCGCGCGTATCGCCGCGCACCCCTCACTGGCGTGTAAGAGAGCAAAAGTCCCTACAATCCTCAAGAACAGGAGTCCGTCATAAAGCACAACCAAATACCCACT